CTTTAGATCGGATACTCTACCACTATCAAAAGTAAAAGTGATTGAGTTAGTGTTTGGATTTCTTGAGAAATTCATGTCTTTGTTTGTTATACTACCATTGTAGGGCAGTGACATTGAATTTCAACAAGTAGTGTGCCAGTTATATTAGTGGCACATTATGACTTGTAAATTGCCATATATTCGTCATAGGATAGAGTTTCTTCATTCTCTGTATCCATATTCAATACAACATCATAGGGATAAAATCCGTAATATTTGTAATGATCTCTTACATAATCCTTTACTTGCTGTTCTCTAGTCATCATAAAAAAGCAGTTAATGAATGTGGTCTATTTGGTTCAAAATTGATTGACTTGATACAATAACCAACTGTATCACTAATTCTATCAATTAGGTGCTCATCATCATAGGCGAACCATACACCTAAAGCAGTGTCTCTGTTTGCAACTTGTTCATCATAACTAATTGGATATGATTCCATATTGTTACCATCATCATAGTCAAATTCAATTTCTGTGACTATGTAAGACTTTTCTTTTCTTTGGTTCATTGTGCTAAATCCTCGAATAATTCTTCAGTTAGTCTAATTGCTTCCAATTCAGATAAGTTTGGATTCTCTTCTAATACTTGCTCATAGAGTGATTCAAGTATTAGTTCATTTTGTAAACAACTCATTAGTAGTTACCCTCCTTAATATACTGTAATGTTAAAACTTCCATTGCTTTCTGTAGATCGCCTTTAAAGTTACCATCATTATAACTATGGATTGTTGTCCAAGCATTCTCCATAGCATTGTTGATTTGATAACCCTTCAATACAACACCAATTTCGTGCATATTGTATGTTTGGTTTGGTTTAACTTTTTTCATAAAACCTCTGTGTTTGTTATACTACCATTGTAGGGCAGTGAAATGCAATTTCAACCGCCCTTGTGACAGTATTTTAACTGTCACACTCCTGATAAAACTCTCTTACATCTTCTTCTGTCCACCCTTCAGTATCCTCGAATAGAATAGGATAGTCTTTTGCTATGTCTGTGTATAGTTCACTATCCCAAGATTCCATTTCTTCAAATACACTTGATTGTCCAGTATCTTGTCTGATGTTCTCGAAATCAATATGTGTCTGTTCTGAGATAATCTCTCTCATTTGATCGGGCGTTAAGTTGTTTACATATTCATCTACAAAACGTCTTACAACTTTGTCGTATTCACTAATGGTCATTAAGTTTGACATAATCTTTTTTGTGTTTGTATAATATCATTATAGGGCAGTGATACTGAATATCAACTGCCCTTGTGACAATATTTTAACTGTCACACTGCTCAAGGACTTCTTCGATAGTTTCGGTAAAATATTCATCAAAGTATCCTTCGATCTCAACTAAAGCATCATTGAATGTCAAGTTGTCTATCCACTTCTGCATATCTTCAGTTACATAATAGATTAAATCTTTAACTGACATACCCTCAACAATAGTGTCAACATAATACTCTTTGAGAGCAGTAAATTGCTTGTCTGTTAGATTCTGTAGTTCTAACATTTTGTCTTTGTTAGTTTTGTTCATTAATCTACCTCTATACTAAATGGTTCGGGGAACTCTTGTAATTTAAGTGTAGCGAACTCTCTAATGAAAGTATAAACCTTGAGTCCACTAAGTCTCTTTTCATCACATAAGTATGATACAGTATCCTCTAAGGTTTCTAATACTTCAAAGGCATCATCACACAATTTCTTCATATCCTTTTTATCCATTAACCTAACCTCCTGTATAAGTGATTAATCTTGTCATCAATAGAGTCAAGTCTATCTGCAACTGGGATTCCACCAATCAAATCTTCTTCCGCTGCTTCATCATTTGCGTAACACTCATAATCTTCGAGGGCAGCACTAATTGTCTCCCACTCTGCATCTGTAAAAAATGCCTTGATAGTTACAAGTTGATCGTAACTGAAATCTCTTGTTAGAGTCATTTTTGAAAAACCTCTGTGTTTGTTGTATATACTAATGATAATCGAAAATTATCAAAAATCAACCACCCTATGTGACAGTATTTTAACTGTCACACTTAATGGTCTGCCCAGATTATCTTTTTGCTAAAGTTAGCAATGTCGAAACATACTTCACACATACAATCCACGTTAGGGAAAGAGTCTCGCCAGTAGTAATCTTCTTCTATTGGACTATCCCAATAGTAATATAAGTCAGGTTGGTAATCAGGGTCATTCTTATCTTTTTTCTCAAAAGATAAGAAATCATCAAAGTTACCGCATACATCACAATATGCCATTACTCTGCCTCCTGATCTAGTGCCCATAGACTACCACCATCAAAATCTGTGGAATATCCGTAGTTTCTGACTAAGAAGTCTCTGACTCTCTCTCTATCAATAGAATCGCCATCGCCCCAAGTGAATCTCTCATTATTGAGAGTAGTAATAGCGTTTAGATAGTCATAGGTAGCACTAATAATATCTACTTTAGTAGCACCCATAGGGTATAGTGCATCAGGAGCACCATAGAATGAATAGACATATTCTGTGAACTGTGTTAGCATATCATTCAGTTCAGTAGATGATTGACCTGAGTTCATAAAACCTCTGTGTTTGTTATAATACTATTATAGGGCAGTGATATTGAATATCTACTGCCCTTGTGCCACTAATTCAACTGTCACTAGGTACAATCATTTGTGGGATTCCATCTTGAATATCTGCCAAGTGTCCTAACTTCTTCCTAATAGTTCTAAAATTGACTTGAAAGTCATCACTATATTTGTCAGTTAACCTACAAGGCGTTTTCAGTATCAACTGAATCAAAGCGTCACACTCTGATGATGTTAAGGTAGGGTCATTCATTAGTTTGTTGAATACTGGTTTACAATTACATCTTCTAATTGTCTCAACTGATCTTCATTCATTATTGAGATCATAAAGTCAACTACATCATAGGGCGAACAATCTCCGCCCTCTTCGATAATCTCTGCTATTTCTGAGAATAGTGTAGTTCTTAAGTCATTAGGATAGATCATGCCATCAACTCCTGTGGGTAGTCAGCAGGGATTTCTTGTTTGATAGGTGTGAAAGTATCATTGAAATCCCTAGTCTCTTCATTCCAGTAAGAGATAGCATAGCAAACTAGAGTTCCGTCTAGTTCCTTAATGTAAGCATACTCTCCACAACACTTGTTAGTGTCCTCAAAAAAGTGTGAAGTAGTTTTGTGAAGTCTAGGAGCATTTTCTTCCATTGACTCGCCTCTCTCTGTGTAGTATAGAGGTTTGTATGGTAATCCCTTCAACTTCTCTTCATCTTCGATTTCCCAACCTGATTGAGTATAGCAACAACTCATGTTACCACCATCAATAAGTTCTGCAATATCCTCTCTTGTAGGATACTGTTGGTTAAGAGTAACGCCTAACCACTGTGGATAACCGTCCCAGTGATGATATACTGATAGGATTGAACCATCAGCGAGTCTTAGTCCGATTCTTGAATTAGTTGACATAATGTGTTTGTTTCTTATAGTACTATTGTAGGGCAGTGAGATCAAAAATCTACCCTGCTTGTGCCAGTATCTAAACTGTCATATACCCTTATTGACAATTCCTCTGAACCTGATAGTTTTAGATTCTCTCTCTTGATCGCCTGATCTAGAATTGCCCATACTACATCAATTTCTTGATCGGTCATAAACTTAGTCATGCTATAGAATACTTCCGAACCCTCCTTATAAATGTCATGCTCTGGGTATTCGTACTTAATCATAGTGTAGCAGGGTCAGAGGGCATATTATTAGGGATAATCATTACATCTATCTTATCCACTATAGCGGGTATTAGTTTACTACCATCAAAAGAGCAACTACCATCAGGGTTAGTATTCCCTAATTTGTCGCATACTGCATCGCCTACCAACTCATACAAGAAATTAGATTTCTTTGGACTTGAGTTAATGTAGTCGATTACTTCAAATAGTAAAGCGTCAGCAAGTTTGTCTATAGTTTCTTTTGATAAACTCATTTAATTCTCCGTAATTGAGTAAAATTCATAGTCTTGAAAGTTGTCCATGTCATGCTCATAGTCATCATACTCTCCCAATCTATATAAGCGCATTGCTTCTTCTTCAGTTTCCGCCCATACAGTAGCGTGCCCCCACCCTACGAACTTCTCTTCGATAGTCCATGCCTTTTTAGGTCTATCCATTATGAAACCTCCTTATAGATAGCATCAACTTTTGTTGATACTTGTTTCATTTCATCAAGATGATAATTATCTAATTCCATTTGATACTCATTAAGTGCAATAGAAATAAGACACAATTCCTCTTTAGTAAAGTTAATTAGTGGCATTATGAAAACTCCCTGATATAAAGTTCATATTCAATCATGTCCGACTCTTCGACATCTGCGAAACCCTGTTTAAGATAATCTTTGAGTTTCGCTGTACTTGCTGATCTGATTTCATCATGTGTCATTACACTGCCTCCTCTAGTAGTTCGGTTGTATCTTGGATTGTAAACTCTACACCCATGTCAGTTTCAATAATGGTTTCTAACTGACAATTAGTTAGAGTATCATTCTTGAGATAGTAAAAGGTTACGTCATCATCTTTATCTTGTAGAGATAACCACTCAATTAATTGTGATACTTTCATTCTACCAATCTCCGTTAGCGTCAGCATAGACATCTTCATTCCAATGCTCTGTATCTTCTATGATACCAACGTGGCGCATAATGCCATCATAAATTTCCATGCCTGATCTTGACATTCTGCCACATGAATAATCCCAACCTAACTCGGTTAAGTTATCCACAATAAAGTTGAGTGAAACTTTTTTCATAATTGTTTGTTTGTTATATTATTATTGTATAGGCACCAGATCAGAATACAACCACCTGTGTGCCACTATCTGAACTGTCTGTTGTTGAAGTTTGCGTAACTGAACTGTTGACGTTTTACAAGTTTGAATGTACCATACTTGTTAGACATTACATAACCCTCATGTTCATAAGGCACACTATCAAATAGACATTGAACATTCTCTGTAGTAGTGATGCCTTCCATGAGTAACTCTTTTATCTCAATTATCATATTGTATAAGTGAAATAAGTTTTTAGAGTATCCTGTATCACTCGCCAGTTTATCTGCATCAAGTGATTGACCAGAGCGTATATAACTGTTGATACTTACTTTCAACTGTGGAATATCATCACTCTCTGGAAACTTCACAAATGGTATGATAGTTTTTGCAAGTGTAGTAAGTAAGTTCAATCTAAAATGTCTATGAGATATTGTTGCACCTGTATCAATAAAGTGAACACCATAACTCTTAGATTCTCTATAATGAAACTTAGCATCTAACTCTTGGATCGTAGATCCAATATACTGTGTATGAGTGGCAACAATAATGTCATCAATTACACTATCAAATTTGTATGTAATAGTATTGGGCGTATGAGTATCTGAACCACCATAACCAATAAAGTCGCCTTGATATATGCCATCATTCTGTGGTAGTCTGTCTAGACATAT